TATCAAGAAGATCGACAAAGTCGTCACGACCCACGGCAATAGGAATCTCAAGGCATGGCGCGGGCGGATCGCGAACGAGGCGCAGCGAGCTCAAGACCGGTCGCACTTCTACCGCGAGGACGGCTGCGCCTATTCGGTCGACCTGGTCTTCGCCATGCCGCGACCGAAGGCCCTGCCGAAGAAGTCCGTCACGCTCCACACCAAGAAGCCGGACCTCGACAAGCTCGTCAGGTCTGTCCTCGATGGGATCACCGGGATCCTCATCAGGGACGATTCGGAGGTCTGCTCGATCGTCGCGACGAAGAGATATGTCACGCGGTTCGGCGACGACCCGCCCGGCGTCAAGATCGAGGTCACGCGATGGAACAGGACGGTGCCGCTGTGAAGCTCACCGTCCAAGAGAAGATCCTCCTGCACCTCTACCGCTGCAATGTTAGAGAAGGGAATCCCGATGAGAAGCAGACGCGGGTCGGGATCGCCAAGGTCTGCGGGGTCAGCGACGACTTCGTCGGAGGCGAACTCTGCAAGCTCATGAAGGCGGGATTCGTCGGCGAAAAGAGGACTGGGGTCCAGGGGCGGAGAGGAAGATGCCTGATCGCCTACTCACTCACCCGTCAGGGCGAGTTCGCGGCGGTAGAACTCATCCGAGAGATCGTTACCTTGCACAAGAAGGTCCTGCTACTGATCAAGGCGGAGGTTCGCTGATGCCGTCAGAAGAGTACAAACCTGGGTCCGGTCCGGGTTACTGCTGGCGTTGCGGCGACTTTGCAAGCGTCCGGTTCGCCCACTTCCGATCGAGCGATGGCATGACCTACATCTACGAGGACAGCGGCAGTGCAATCCCAGAGCATCTCCGCGAGGAGGTATGGCTCTGTTGGGACTGCGACTTCGATGTGATCAACGGCGGCCCGATGGAGGTCGATCAGGCCGAACTCGAAATGGAGCGCGAGGAGCACGCCTACGAGGAGGACCCGATCAACAATCCCGCGCCCTCGTGGATGAGGAGGCTGAATTGATGCCCGTCGTCAAGTGCCCCCGCGTCAACGAATATGCTTGTACCGCCCGAACTGCCGACGGCCTGTGCACTCGCGACTTCGTCGTGCTCGAGGGACCGATGGCGCAGTGTTCCTACCTTCACGAGCAGAACGTCAGGCGGGCGCAGCTGCGCATTCGAGAAGTCAGGGAAGAGGAGAGCAAAGGGCAGAAGGTCCTGCACTTCTGGAAGGAAGACGAGGAGGAGCGCGATGGCTCCTCCTGATTGCCCTCATTGCGGTGGACGGATCGGTCTCCTGAAGGAGCCGGGAAGATCGCCCGTCTTCGTCTGCCGGGGAGACTGTGGTTGCATGTTCTCGATGGAGTACCCCGGCGACTTCGGGATCCCAGGCGGCCCCACTTGTCCCATCTGCAACGAGGTCTCCTTTCGGGCCAAGGTCTCGGAACAGAAAGGTCGGAAAGGGAGGTTGTTCGTCCATCAATGCTCGGCAGATTATGAGGTAGGGAAGGGCATTCAAGGCGGTCACTTCGTCCCGTTCGACCTGGACCCGATGAACTACGCCGACTTCGTTGTCAGGAGAGTGGCATGATGATTCCGGCAGGTCGGGAGATGAAGCAGCGCCCCGTCTTCGTGCCGCCGCGCATCCCCGACCCTCGCCGCTATGGGATCTGCTCGAGGGACGGCCTCGCCTGCGACCTCGACAAGCGCGCGAAGGGCTGCAGACACATACCGAAAGGGAAGTGGGCGGGCAAGTGCTTCTTCAGGATGGTGCAGCGGTGATCGCCGAGTCCCGCCGCCGGCGAAAGCGCAAGGAGCTCGTCGTCATGAAGGCCTGCCGCCGACTCCGGGTCTACGAGTACCGCGACGTCATGAAGGCGCTCAGGGCGATGGCACGAAGCCGTCCGTCTTCTTCCCCGAGGAGCGTCGTCTGCGCGAGGGAGGTCCTCACCGAGAAGGAAGTGATCAGGATCCTCTCGATCGCAAGATGGCATGTCGTCCTGGTCCCCGGCACGAAGAGAAGGGCAACAAGGTACGAATACGTCGGCTTCCGCCGCGTCGGCCGGGTGAATAACTAAGAATCAGCCCCGAGAGTCGAAAGGCGATCGGATGATGTCTCTTAGGTCGCGCCCTCTTCCTTTCCATGAGAGGATTTCACGATGCGGATAGAGAAGCACAATATCCAAGAGATGGTGACTTTTCCCTGTAATCCTCGGAAGAAGATCAGGGAGGATCCGGCCTTCTATGCACGACTGCGGAAGAGCGTGGAGACCTTCGGCTATGTCGAGCCGATCGTATGGAACGAGCGCACGAGGCATGTCATCGGGGGCAACCAGCGGTTGGAGATTCTCAAAGACCTCGGCATGAGCGAGATCGAGGTCGTGGTCGTCGACCTGGACGAATCGAAGGAGAAAGCGTTGAATGTAGCGCTGAACAAGATCGTGGGCGCATGGGATGAAGCCATGTTGCAGGATCTCATCGCCTCGCTCGATGCGGACGTGCGCAGACTGACCGGCTTCTCGAATGATGAGATATTCAAGCTCCTCCGCAAGTTGCGGCAGAGGGAGAAGGATCCCGACGACATCCCGGACGTACCCGAGGCGGTCACCAAGCCCGGCGATCTCGTCGTCCTCGGCGAGCATCGGCTCCTGTGCGGCGATTCGACCAAGCGCGAGGACGTCGCCCGATTGATGAATGGCAAAAGGGCCATCGTCTTCGCGACGGACCCGCCGTACCTCGTCGATTACGACGGCAGCAATCACCCTCATGCATTCGACAAGTCGCTCAATAACAAGGATTGGTCCAGGACATACGGTGCGACGTGGGACGAATCCGGCGGGAACATCGACCTGTACGACAAGTTCGTCGATGTCGCGATCAAAGAGGCGATCGAGCCGAATGCGGCATGGTACTGCTGGCATGCATTCAAACGACAGGCGATGGTAGAGAGCGTCTGGAACAAGCACGGCGCGATAGTGCATCAGCAGATCATCTGGGCGAAGGACCGTGCGATAATCAGTCATAGTTGGTACATGTGGAGGCACGAGCCATGCTTCTTCGGGTGGGTAGAGGGCAAGAAGCCGCCGCGCAAGAGCGACGATTTTCCGAACACGGTCTGGGACCTGCCGACCATCAAGCCTGGAATGGAGACGGAGCATCCGACCTCGAAGCCCGTGCGCATCTTCGAGATACCGATGGAACAGCACACGGAGGAAGGTCAGATCTGCTACGAGCCGTTCGCGGGGAGCGGCTCGCAGATCATCGCGGCAGAGCGGTTAGACAGACGCTGCTATGCGATGGAGATCTCCCCGATCTACTGCGACGTCATCGTCAGGAGGTGGGAGAATTTCACAAGTGAAGAAGCGGTCCGTGCCTGAGCCCAAGAAGAAGAGAGGCGGAGGTCCTCCGAGCAAGCTCAACAGGCAACTTATGGACGATATACTGCTCCTCGTGGAGGCGGGCAACTACCTCAGGGATGCGGTCCTTGCGAACGACATAGACGAGGCGACTTACTACAGATGGATCAAGAAGGGCGCTGAGGATCTGAAGAGAGGGAGCAGGACGCTCTGCGCGGAGTTGTGCAAGTCCGCTCCGTGCGCGCGCGCGAAGGCGAGGGTGCATCATGTAGGAATCATCCTCAAGAATGCCAACAGCGGCAGGGACACGCGCGCCTCGATCGAGTTCCTATCCCGGACGGATCCCGAGAATTGGGCGAGGAAGGATGCGCTGAAGGCGGACCTGCAACATTCGGGTACGCTCACAATCATCTTCGAGGAGGTGGGCGGTAGGGATGGACAAGCTCAAGGTCAAAAGGATAGCGACGTTCTCGAAGTTCCTGACGGACAATCCTAAGCGGATCCTCGTGGTCTACGGGGGAAGAGGCTCGGGCAAGTCCCACGCCGTCGCCCAGCACCTCTGCCGCACCTTCCTCTCGCACAAGGACCTCCGCATCCTCGTCACGCGGAAGACGCTTCCCGCGCTCAGGATCACCGCCTTTGCGCTGATCAGGGACATGCTGAAGGCCTGGGGTCTGCCGCTCGAGAGCATGCTCAACAAGACCGAGCTCACGATCGAGCACAACGATTCGCAGCTGCTGTTCAAGTCGCTCGACGATCCGGAGAAGATCAAGAGCTTCGAGGCGAACCTGATATGGATGGAGGAGGCGACGGACTTCTCGAGGGAGGACTTCCTGCAGTTCAACATGCGCTGCGCCCGTCCGGGACCGGTCCCGAACCAGATGTTCCTCACCTTCAATCCGATCGACGCGTTCCATTGGGCGGTCGTCGACCTGATACAGGGCGGTCGGCCCGACGTCGCCGTCCACCACTCGACCTATCGGGACAATCCTTTCTTGCAGCAGGAGATCTGCGATCAGCTCGTCCGCCTCGAGAACATCGACCGCAACTTCTACCGCATCTACACCCTCGGCGAGCCGGGCATGCTCGAGCACATCATCTACTCGAACTACACGGTCGAATCATTCGACATGTTTCCCGGGATCGTGAAGCAGTTTCCGCCAGGCGCCATCGGCCTCGACTTCGGATTCAACAACCCGACCGGGATGGTCGGGATATGGCTTCACGACGGCGAGTACTACCTGCACGAGATCCTCTACCGCAGCGGCATGACGAACAAGGACCTCATCGGCTGGATGCGCTCCGCCGAGATAGCTCAAGGAATCCCGATCCCCGCCGATTCCTCCCGCCCCGATCAGATAGAGGAGCTTTGCAGGGAGGGGTGGAACATCGTGCCGGCGGACAAGCGCAGCGTGAAGGAAGGCATCGATTTCGTCAAGAGCCAACGGTTGCACATCTCGACTGAGAGCGTGAACCTGCTCAAGGAGATCCGCGCCTACAGTTACCGCGAGACGAAGGACGGGAGGGTCCTCGACGAGCCGGTCGACTTCATGAACCACCTCGTCGACGCGATGCGGTACGGGATCTACACGACGCGACACAGATCTCACGAGGGCGACGGTGAGGAACGGTCCTTCGTCCGCGGAGATATCCCCTCGATCTACTCCGGGGGCGTGCCCGATATCCGCCTGTGACCGCTCCGTCTCTGATTGAAATATCAGCACTAGGGTCGCAACGCACGGCGCCAGCAGACGTGCCGGCGCCGACGAGAGGATACCATGGTAGACCTTAGAAAACTGGGAATCAAAGTCGAAGCGCAATGGATTTTTGACAAGTTCAAGGACCCGACCAGTGTGGTCGCTGACGCTCTGCAGAAGGGAGCGATCATGGACGCGGTCAAGCGCCATGTGAACGAGGGGATGTGGGACGGTCCGAGGTTCATCGGTCAGGAGATCGCGAGCGGTCCGGAGTTCCAAACGGAGGAGATCGCGTTCGGCAACCTCGGTCTGAATGAGGGGCTGGGGGAGCTTATCGACCTCATCGCTGCACTCGGCAGTCCGAGCGCATGGAGCGCGGCGAACGCCTACATCGGAGTGGGCAACTCGGCCACCGCCGCACAAGCGACCGACACGGACCTGATCGGAGCATCGAAGCTCTACAAGGCGATGGACGGCACTTACCCAAGTCGCACAAGCCAGACGATGAAGCACCGTTCGACCTACGGTTCAAGCGACGCGAACTGGGCATGGGAAGAATACACCCTCTCGAACACGAGCTCCGGGACCGGAAAGAACCTTCAGAGGAAGGTCGAGAACAAGGGAACGAAGGCATCGGGAGAGACCTGGACCCTAGAGATACAGAACACATTCTCTTAGGCGCTCCCTCCAGTCTTTGAGGGGGCGCATGAATGGTCGCGACTTGGACCGAGGCCTTCAGCAGTTTCACTCCTGCCGGGACGGGATGGCAGAATTACGACCTGTTCACTAACAAGTCCGTCCCGAAGGGAGCGATAGCACACATTGCCATTGGCAGTGTGAATCAGACCGCCGCGAGGACCGTCGGGGTCAGGACCGATGGCTCCGCTCTGAGTCGTTTTGTTAAACTACATGAGTCCGAGGGAACTACGACTGGGGCGTGTTTCGCTACATTCTACGTCAAGACCGATGCCTCGACAGGAATCATCGAGACTTATGCCGACAATGTAACTGGCATAACCTTCTATCTACTTGGCTACTGGACAGGCGTTAATTACACCGAACTGATGGCAACGCTCTCTCCCGGAACCGTCTCGACCTGGACCGATAAGAATGTCAATACGGGGCAGAGCGTCCCGCTAGGAAGCGTCTGCGAGATCATGCTCAACAACCGTCAAGACGGTGCGGCAACGACGATGGGCGTGAGGACGAACGGCTCCGCTCTAACGAGGTCTGTCTCGGTCCATGAGGCTGAAAGTTCTTCTGTCGAGACGACAGACGGAACGACCTTCTCAATGTGCGTCAAATGCAATGCGACTGATGGAATCATCGAAATCTATCAGAGCAACCTGACCTCAGATGTCTTCCTCCTCGGGTACTTCGATGTTACGAAACTGACCTACATCGAGGGCATCCAGACCGGAGCGATCACCGCGACAGGATGGACGGACTGGGACTTGACCGCTTATCTCGATCAAGATGGACGAGTCGTCGAAGTCCTCTGCGCGAACTCTGCGACTGCCGCCAACTACGATTTTGGTGTCAGGAAGAATGGGAGCGCGCTCAACCGCTACCTCAATATCCACGAATCTGAAACCAATGCAACGAACGGATTCGTTACTGCGGCGGAGACGGATACGGGAGGAATCGTTGAACTCTATGGTTCAAATGCGGCGAACGAGTTCTTCCGATATCTTGGGTACTTCAAACCAATGGAGAAGGACGTCATCACGACTGACGGGATCGGGCTGTCCGAGTTCATCAAGACGGACCCAACAAGGGTAACGGTCACAGACGCGATCGGGCTCGTCGATGTTGTCAATGTCCTTCAGCCTTGGCTCATGGGCAAGGACGCGAGCGCGGTGACTCTGAAGTCGAACGCGAACACCGAAGAACCTGTCGGCATGAACTATCAGAGGAGGTGCTTCCGTTCTCAAGGTCGCTACTGGTGCTTGATCTATATGGATGCCTACAACCTCGTCGCCCTCTATTCGAGAACCGACAAGGGCGCGATGACGGACTACGGAGGAGGCTTCGGAGATAACTCTGCTCAGTTCGGTCTTGACGGCAAATCTTGCATGGTCTACTTCTTAACAGAGAGTCGAGGGTCGAGAGGGACCGGCGCGGCAATCGTCATGGCTTGCTACAATAACACTTGGAAGCAAGTCTATGCCTACACTGGAGCGGTTCAGACAGACGGCTCATTCACTCAGGCAGGGGCGGCAAGTCCGGGTGGTATGCCAGCGAGGGCGAACTACGGTGGACATTCAGGAGTAACCGCTGATGGTCTTCCTGCGCTCGTTACTCCTGACGACACGCCAAACACTCTCGTTCAAGTCGCAGACGCTTGGGGATTCACAGGAAGTTGGACTGCTCTCGACGACGGCTCGACTCCCGGCAACGCCTTCGATGCTAGTGGTGCAGGATTGGTTCTTCCCTCCGCTTCGAGTGGCGTAGATTTGATGTTGGTCCGGGCGGTAGCAGGATCCCCCCTCACTTTGAAGGCAAGGCGTTATACCGGGGGAGCATGGGCGACCGACACGACGATCTGCTCCGATCTAGCGACCGTTAGTTCGTGGGCGGCGCTCGAGCACGCGAACGACGTCTATGTGATCTATGTCAAGCACTCCTCGACGAATCATCAAGTGTGTTTCAAGAAGTGGACCTCGGCAGGCGGATGGGGGAGCGAGGAGACGGTCGACTCTGCCTCCGCGAACGAGAAGTATCCGACCTGCACCTACGGAGCGGTCGACGACGCCTTCTATGCGATCTGGTCCGATGGCTTGGACCTCAACGCGAACAAGAGGAAGACCGCAGGGACATGGGGCGGAGTCGAATCGCTGTGGACGATGGGGTCGGGCGGTGTCAGGCCTTCCTCCGCGCCACTCGTCGACGAGTACGGTCAGGTCATGGTGACTTGGCTCGAGGGCTCGGCAGGATCTTGGAACGTCAAGGGAGCATGGTTCAAGGTCGAAGCGACAGCGATCATCGTAACCGACGTGCTCTACCTCTCTGATGCCATCACTTCGCCGATGCACATGGTCGCAGTGGATACGATCGTTGACACAGATTCAATAAGGAAAAGTCCCGAGAATTGGGTCATAACTGAGACTACTGGGTTGTGGGAATTCTCGTTGAGTTATGACTACACCTTCTCATATCCAGAATGGGCAACAAGTGATACCGGAAGTTCCGCTCATCAATATCCTTGCTGTTATCAGAATCATGTCTTTAGACCGAAGGAGAGTTACGAGCGAATCTTTGTTTTCTGCCACGATGGACGGTACTTCAAACACACTTCCTCTCCAGACTTCTATGGGACAGATACATCGACGACTTACGGTTTGATCGACGACCACGGAGTCGGGGCTGGCGACGACAAGAAGGACGATGTCTTCTGGGATTCGGTCAATCTGAGATGGCGAACTGCGTTCTTGACTGGGACGACGATCTACATCAGGACAGGGACTCCTGCGTATCCCGGCGCTCCTGCGATCTATATCACTTGGTCAGGACAGACCTCAGCCTACTCCAATGCCGGCGAGGTCCAGAGCGAAGTCTGTTGCGCCTACGCCGATTCGACCTTTTGGCTAGGATTCATCGAGACGAGCGGAGGATCCGGCGACAAGTATCCGAAGGTCAAGAGCTCGGCGACATGGGGCAGTTTCGGGAGCAACATCATAGTCGATAACTCGAACGGCAACTGCTCCGCCATGAAGATCCTGAACTGCAACGGCTCGACTGTCAAGGCAGCCATCCTCTATGTGACCGGGACGACAGCGGGTTCGTACTCGATTCGCATGAAGCATTACTCGGGAGGGAGCCTTCAGAACGTCGGGCTCGTCTGCTCTGACCTCTACGGTCCTAACGCTTGGTCTGCGAGTTCTGACGACAATGGCAACATCTATGTCGTGTGGGTCTATGGAGCGACTGGTCAAGGGATCAAGTATGTCAGAATCGCCAATGGGGTCGTCGGTACGATCAAGACGGTGGCGACAGCACCAGATACCGGAGACGGGTCTTCTTGGTCTGATGTTACAGTGGGAATCTCAGTCGATAAGAGATGCGACAGGCAACTTGCGTTCTTCGCGTATTATAATGCCTCGAGTTATTCTTATTCGAGGTATGTAGGAATGACTGGGGAAGCGCCCTATATCTCTAAGGTCCAGTTCTCATCGTGGGCTTCTGGATGGTGGGCATATCTCGCCGCCGAACGAAACTGCGGAACTTACGATGTGTGGGCATCTCTGGCGCATAGCTCCTACTACAACTATGCCTACCTCCTCAATCTTCCCTCAGTCGTTCAGAAATTCACACTCGATTCGATGGTCCTCACAGATGTCGCAAACCTCGTCACGGCCGTTGCTCAGACCGTCTTGGACGCGATTGGTCTGGCCGACTCCGTCCTGGTCGGAAAGACCCCGACGACGACCGCAGACGCTATCGGACTTGTCGATGCCATATTCAGAGGAAAGGAGGTCGTCGAGACAGATTCGATCGGGGTCGTGGATGTCGTCAATGTCCTGAAGACCCTACTCATCTACATCACCGATGCCATTGGTCTTTCAGACGAGGCTCCAGTCCAGAAGTTCAAGACGATACTCGACTCGATCGCGCTCTTAGATTCAGGAACGAGGGACAAAGCATTGACGATACTCGAAAACCTCTACCTGACTGACGCTGACTATCGAGGAAAGGAAGTCGTTGAACTCGATTCGATTGGGTTGACTGACGCTCTCGTAAAATTGATGACTGGACTCATCATTGAGTCCATCACTCTCTCAGATGTAGGCCTAAGGGATAAGACCTTGATTCCAATTCAAGATTCAATAACGATTGACGACCAAGGACTCAAGACTCGATACATTACAATTAGCGAGTCAATTGGCATGGCTGATGGTCCAAAGACGGACAAGGACCTGACGATTGCCTCTGATAGTATCATTCTCTCAGATCAGACGAGTAGAGATAAATTGCTGATGATTGTCATGGATGCACTCGCCCTCGCGGACTCGAAATTAGTTAACAAAACCGCCTTCGTGCAAGATGTCCTTCAGACCCTTGATGCCATCCTTCTCTCAAAAGGAGTGATTGCTCAAGATCAGATTGGTCTTCAAGACCTCGCACTCTCTGGAAAGGCACAATTGATTGTTGATGCGATGCTTCTCAGCGACCAAGGACGACTTGATAAGAATCTGATTCTCTACGAAGGCATTCGTCTCTCCTCTCCGAAAGACTACTCAGACCCTAATCTCATCCTTGCGACAAACATGGAAACGCTGACGGCTGGAGGTCTATTGAAAGACCTCACTGGATTGGGGCATGATGGGACTGAGAATGGAGGGGTCAGAGCAGGTGAGGCAGACAAGGCGATCAGTGGAGGAGCGACATTCTTCGACGCGATTGATGATTACATACAGATTGATGACAAGTCTGATCTCACACTCGCAGATGAACTGACTATCTCAATGTGGGTCTATCCGAAATCCTCCGATAAGGGCATCATCGACAAGGGCTGGCCTTGGGGTTCATGGGGGTTGAAGACAAGTGGCTCTTACTTCCTTGTGGAAATGGCAGGATGGATGGGTTGGGCTCCAACTACGGTTGAACTAAATCAATGGCAACATATCGCAATCGTCTTCAAAAAGCCTGATGTCTGGTTCTACAAGAATGGCATCATGTATGGTCCAGCGACCAGAAACATCTCAAATAGTGCTTCTGGACAACCGTTATTGATCGGGGCAGACTGGGTATGGCATGACCCTCCGGGATGGTATATCGCTGACCAGTTCTATGATGGGTACATTGATGAAGTCTCAATCTCGAAGATCGCAAGAACAGCGAGCGAGATCAGAGCAGAATATGAGGAGAGCGTCCTACGAAACAAGGCCGTCGTCATTCTCGAATCGACAGGCTTGCTCGATGAAGAGTCTCGTCCTTTCAGGTCTTTCCCGATCTCAGATGATCTTCTACTTTCCGCAGAATTGATCGCGCTCACAAAGCAACTGCTCACCTCGGACAGCATCTCCCTCTCAGAAGTCGTCACCCGCGTCCGGACGGGCATCGTGGTCCTTCGGAGACTGAGAGGTGAGCTCACGGCCGCCGATGTCGACGGGCAGACGCCGCCGGAGCAGCATATCAAGGGAGAGCGTCGGGACGAGGACCTCGAAGGCGAGACCGAGAAGAAGGACGCTCAGGGACGGGAAACTAAGAAATACTGGCAACAAGGACTGAAGGAGTAAGGAGGCAAACGTATGGTATTGACGGGACAGGATATCGAGGACATGGTGGCGGGAGACAACTGCGACATCGAAATCGAGGTCAACAATCCAGATGGGACGGATGTCAATCTGACCGGGGCGACGATTGATTGGTATCTGAAGGAGAGCGCCGATTCGTTGACAGCGATCATTCACAAAACGACGCCGACCGATATCGTGATCACCGACCCGACCCACGGCCTCTGCGTCGTTCATCTGGACCCCGCCGACACCACAGCGATTCTACCTAACAAGTATTTCCACGGAGCGAAGATCACGAACGGCGGGGATATCTACACCGTTACGACCGGCTACATGACCATCCTGCCGAAGTTGGGGTGATGACATGCCGAAGAAGACCAGTCAAGAATCAACGAAAAAGGTCGCGACCGTCGAGGAAGGCGTCGTTTACGTCTCGGCGGCCGGGACCTACTACGAGAAGCCGAGGATCGACGCCGACAAGATCAAGGACAGCATCGGCAACAACTATCTGAAGGAGCCGATCGACCGCCTGCAGCATCAGATCTTCGGGGACGATCTCGACATCGAGGTCATAGACAAGAACGGAGACTCAGACGATGAGATAGCGGCCCGTCTCTGGCAGATGTGCGAGCAGAACGACGTCAACCTTTGGAGCGCGACGAGGGTTGGCTGGAAGGATACAGTACACTGGGGCCCGGCGCTCTTCAATCCCGTTTGGACGAAGGTCGATCCCGTGACTCTCCAACCGGTCCCGGAAGGTTCGGCCGGCGGGGAATATTGGCTGCAGAAGCTGCGGCGCCTTCCGCCCGAGACATTCAGGCAGGCGCCGTCGAAGGTACAGTACACCTATTCCGAGATCCTGCCCGGCATCGTGCTGAACGATGCGAAGCAGGTGGAGTTCTGGCAGATGCAGGACCCGTTGTCGCTCGAGCCGAAGCAGGTGAAGGACGTCGTCATGATCAAGGATCCCTCGAGCACCGAGCTCGCCGGCACGAGCGCCATCCTGTCGCTCGTTCCCCTGGTCACCATGCTCAACTTCAGCTGGCAGGCTCAGATGCAGAAGGTGAACCGCGTCGGGGCGCCGGTCATGTTCATCAAGATCAACAATCCGGTCGTCAACAAGGCCCAGAAGCGGGACGACATCGCCTACGCGAACGAGATCCTCAAGAATTGGGGGAAAGGATCCGCGTATCAGCTGCGGGACAACATGGAGATCGTGATGCTCGACTTCAAGGACAGCGAGGTCTCGCTGAACACGATCGAGGTCCTCCGCAACCGCATCCGGGATTACTTCTCCCCGAACCAGCCGCTGCAGAAAGAGGGCAACGTCATAGGGGGCAACGCCGCCGCGGAGAAGCAGCTCTACGACTCGTACATCAAGGCGCAGCGCTTCTGGATCGAGGACCAGTTCGAGAGGCTGCTCCAGGTCTATCTCGACGCGAACGGATATGAGGGTTACACGGTCAGGATCCACATCGGCTCGACGAACCTCGGCGTCGGGGACCTCGAGGTGAAGCAGGCGCAGGTGGGATGGCAGACGCGGGTCCTCACGGTGAACGAGGTCCGCGCGAAGCTCGGGGAGCTCGCATTGACCGACGAGGAGATCGCCGCGATGATCGAGGAGTGGACGAAGGTCTCGCCGGCGCCGCAGCCGACGACGCCCTTCGGCTTCCAGGGCATGACCTCCTGCGGGTTCAAGGAGCACGCACCGACCGAGGAGGAAAGGCAGCTCGAGGAGAACCTCCACGCGATCTACGAAAAGGGGGCGAAGAAGGTCATCGCAGCCCTGCGGAGCGAGGGGACGGGATCCTCTTGAAGCAGTACATGATGAAGATCCTCTGCTCCTCCTGCGAGGGCAAGGGATACGTCGACCCGCCCTACGGGACGGCGGATACGGTCGCCGCGATCACCTGTCCTTGCTGCGGCGGGAGCGGCGTGCAGGCCGTCGAGGTCCGGGAGGAATGAGTTGGACCCGAAGACGCGCAGCGCGATCGAACGCGCCCTCGAGGAGCTGCGAAGAGATCTCATATCTCTGCTGCAGGAAGGCGCTGCGAAGTCATACCTGCTCGGCAATCTCATGGCGTACATGTCCCTGGGCCTGCGTCCCGAGGATGCAGCTGCCGGCGGGGACGACGCCGAGAGGGCAGGGATCGCCTACGCTCAGCGATATCGCGATCTGCTCGTGAACGAGGGCGCGTCCATCATCGGCGGGAAGAAGGTTCCATGGCTGAGCGACATGAGCGCAGAGCAGCGAGCGAAGATCTACGACATCATCGACCAAGGCCTCAAGGACGGGAAGGCGACGGGGATCAAGGAGACCGGCATCGGGACATATCCCAAGGATTCGATCGCGGCGGAGCTGCAGGAGTATTTCGGTCAACGCAAGTCGCACGCCTCCATGGTCGCGAGGACCGAGACCGGTAGGATCCTCAACGTCGGCAGCCTCGAGCGGTTCATCGCCGCCGGCGTGAAAAGGGTCAAGGTCTTCGACGACGAGGGGCCGAACTCGTGCGACGCATGCATACGAGCAAACGGCCAGGAATGGAGTATCGAGGACGCGATGATGAATGAACTCGAGCATCCGAATTGCGTGAGGGCCTTCGGTCCGATCGTCGAGTACTGACCTTTCACCGGCGAAATCCTCCCTCCATCTTCCCTTTCCGATTGAAATATCAGCCCTGTCTCAACTGAATCAATGCGAGCGACTGCTCTAGAGTACCGTCACGGGGTGCGCTGATGCCATATCCGAACTATCATTCGGCGCGCGTACGGGACCCCGCCGATTTTGAAGAGGGATCATTTCGCACGATACGACTCCCGAAAAGCAAGGCTGAAAACCCTGATGTTTTCGCCATCATCGGACGATTGAAGGGCGAGACGACCACGACGATCCAGGCCTACCGCTTCCCGAAGGACCAGTTCACACCGGCCGAAGCGAAGACCTGGCTGAAGGATAATGGGGTCACTGACTACTCTTTCGAAGAGGCGGCGCAGGCGCAGAACAAGCTCCACGACGCGCTAATGCAGACGCTGGACCGCTGGGTCAATAAGACCTATCTGGCGGCGGACTCATTCGCCGCGTCGGTCGACAAGTGGAACGGCATCCCCTTGATCTTCGCGAAGGACCACCCCGATCAGATCAGGCTCACGAAGGATCTCCTCAAGGAGATCGAGAAGATCGGCGGCCGCCTTGTCGGCGCGGTCGCGGATGCGAGGGTCGAGACGACCGGGCACCCGAGACTGATGGGGCAGCTCGACTTCGACGACGCGGAAGCAGATAAGCTGTGGCAGGAGGGCAGACTCTCTCTTTCTACCGCGTTCAGCTGCAACTTCGACGAGAATCGGAGGACGGTCGGACCGGTCGAGCCGAATCATATCCTGCTATTCGAAGAGACGCCGAAGGATCAGCCCGGCGATCCTGGAACGTTCATTCTCAACAAGAAGCAGGGAACGGGTGAGGAGGAGGGTATAGAGTTGATAGACAAGCTCAAGCGCTGGGTCGCGCGGCTGATATCGAATCAGGGGCGATCCGCGGATGGAGAAACGTCAGAAGGGAATGGAGAAACAACCATGAACGAAAAGGAGTACGAGCAGAAGCTCGCCTCGGCGGCAAAGGAGACGGAAGAGCTCAATCACAAGCTCGCCTCCAAGGACGCCGAGGTGGGCAATCTGCGGGATGCGATCAAGGCGAAGGACGCCGAGATCGCGAAGGTGCAGGGAGAACTCGCAGAGTTCAGGGCGAAACAGGCGGACGAGAGATGGGCCGCGATGAAAGCGAAGTGCCCTCCGGGACTCGTGCACGCGGACAAGGAGAAGGAGACAAGGGCCCTCTACGAAGGCGACAAGGACGCGTTCTACGAGAAGCTCCTCAGCTTCAAGCAGAAGGCCGGGACGAGAGAGGAAGGCGTGGCCTTCACCGCGGGCAGCGGGACCAAGCCGGATGTCGACGCTGAATTCGCCAAGATGGGAGTCCCTTCGGTCGAGATCCTCGACAAGAGGGCAAGGAGCGAGTGAGACAATGGCTTCGGGAGATCTGAAAGGAGAGTGCATCGTAATCGAGGTGACATCGGGCGTCGCCATCGTGAAGGGCGACGTTGTTCACATCGAGAGCGACGGGTTCTGGGACCCTGTCACGACTGCCGACTGTGGTAAGTTCGGCGTGGCTCTTGATGCGGCGGCAGGTGCGGCAGAGTTGGTCCGCGTCGTCATCAAAGGTCCTGTCGAGGTCAAGGCGACCGCGGCGGCGATAGCGAAGGGCGCTCTAGTGATTGCCGGTACGACCGGATTCGTCGTGGATGCGGGAACGATCAGCGAAACGACTGTGGCATACACTGTCGTCGGGACAGCGTTGACAGCGTTCGCAAGCGGTGGTCAGGGGACCATCTATGTCGGGGTGATGTGAGATGGGAGGGATAATATCAGCAACGGACATCTCAGGCTCGCTCGATGCGAAGAACATCGTGCTCGGCCTCTTGACAAAGATGCTTGATGTGAGCAACCTCGTGGGACTCTGTCAGCAGGTACAAGTTCCAGAACTGACGGCGAACATCCCGATACAGACGGTCCCGGCAGGCGACGAGGATCTGAAGGAGTGGGAGCACTCCGATGTGGCCGATGGAGACTTCTCCTATGTGGCCTTCGACCTGAAGAAGGACAGGGTCAAGTTGGGAGTCTCCGACGAAACGAGATACAAAAGCAAGGTGGGCGATCCACTTGCACTTCAGAAGAACGCGGCAGCGTCGAGGCTCGCATACATACTGGACAAGAAGGTCGTAACCGCTTTGCAGACAAGCCCACAGACGGGTGCGGCAGTGGCAGTATGGAATACGGGTCATCCTCTCGCAGACATCGCGACGGCGGTAGCGGCCCTCAGGCCATACAAGGCGGACTTCTGCGTGATGCCCCCTGCGGTCTGGGCGATCTATTGCGGGAACGCGGACATCACCGGGACTTCGATGCCACCGAGCGACAAGGCTGGGGCATTGGCGAAAGTGCCAGGCTTCAATCTGGACATCTATGTGTCCTCGTGGCCGACAGTGAAGACGGTCATCGTCGGTGCTTCGGCTGCGCCTGCGGCATGCTATGGGGTCGGACCCGTGAAGGTCAGGCAAGAGGACCTCATAGATGGCGGAGAGATCTGGCAGATCGATGTGTTCAGGCAGTGCATCGCACCGATACTGAAGACATCCGGCAGCCTCAACATGGCGGCCTACGTCCTGACGGGCGTCATAACCTAAACCCTTTGGACGATACTTTTTCGTCATAAAATCGCCCAGCGTCGGGGGCAGTCCGGCGCACACTTTCACCTGGTGCGGGCATGACGGTCACGGCGGCGATGATAGCGGAGATATCACCCTTCGAAGTGGACGACGAGACGGAGTTCACGAAGGCCGTCTTCACACGCCTCAGCGCGGTCGCCAAAGCGATCCTCGACAAGGAGGATCCCGGGCTGGATTCCACGCTCTATGATCACGCCCACGCCCTTCTCATCTGTCATCTCTACGAGTCGGTCGCGCTCGGACGCGGTGCGATGAAGAGCGAGAGCATCGGCGACTATTCCTATTCAAAGGAGTCCGGAGCGACCTCGTATCTCATCGAGTACCGTTCGGTCCTCCTACTTCAATCAGGACCCTCTTCCAGCTCCGATACTGTCGAGGAGCAGGAGCGGACGGACCATGCGATGGCTCCGATGCAACTCGATCAGTCCGCGACCCCGAAGTACACGAGTGGAGAGGAGGATGTCGAGTGAGCGTTCGGGGCTTCCTCAATCAGACGGTTCGGATCGCGGCGAGGACCGGGTTCTCGGAAGGACGGCCTGCCTATGGCGCATCGATAAAGGCCGCGGCCCGCGTCGAGTTTCGCCGGCGAATGACGATCGCGAAGGACGGTCAGCAGGTCGCATCGACCGCCCGGATATATCTCAGCCCGACGACTGAAATCGCCGTGACGAGCCAGATAACCCTCCCCGATTCCAGCACGCCGGAGATCATCGATTTCGGCACGGTCTACGACGACAAGGGCCGCGCGATCTACAAGGTGGTGTACGCCTGATGCCCGGTGTCTTCATCGAGATGAGGGTGGAAGGGATCGACAAGGTCCTCGAGCAGCTCGGGCCGAAGCTCGAGAACGTGATCGTCGAGGCGGTGAGGACGGGCCTCTACGAGAAGGAACTCGAGATGGAGACGGAGATGAAGGGCGAGAGCCCGCACAAGAGCGGGCACATGCGGAGGAACATCAAGGCCGAAGAACCGGTGGTGGAACCGTGAAGGTCGTCGGAAGGATCGTCTGTCCGGTCTTCTATGCGCCGTATGTGCACGAGAACCTGCAGGCGAGGCATGATCCTCCGTACGGGCAGGGCGGTAAGGCGAAGTTCATGGAGGACCCGTTCAACCGGATCGCCCCCTCGATCCCTGCGCATTTGGCCGAGAAGATCGCGGCGGCGATGAAGGAGGCGGTCGGATGATGCTGAGCGAGATCGCGGAATATCTCGAGGACGAGGCCATCGGCACGGTCGACACGGATCTCTTCGTCGGATTCATGCCGGACGCTCCTGAGAACTGCGTCTATCTCGATGAATACGCTGGCGGTCCCCCTGAATGGACCGCGGATGGTAAGAAGATCATGAATCCGGGACTGCACGTCGAGGCAAGAGGCAACGTGTATTCGACAGTGAGGGCGAAGCTGCAGGCGATCGAAGACCTGCTCGATGGCATAACGAACACGACGATCGGAAGCACTTTCTATATCAGCATCTGGACACCGCAATCGATCATACCCATGGGATGGGACAAGGGCCTGGTGAAGCTCGCCCAGAATTACAGGATTAAGGTAAGGAAGGAAGATTAGGAGATGAGGAGGCAAACATGACAAGCGCAGCGAAATCCGTGCATGGCACGATGTTGGAGCGTGATGGGAATCCCGTCGCGGAGCTGACGAACATCGGCGGGGTCGAGATAAAGGTCGACACGATCGACGTGACCTCGCACGACAGCGCGTCCGGCTACAAGGAATGGATAGGAGGACTGAAAGAGGCAGGAGAGGTCGCTATCGAGGGGAATTTCATACCGGGCGACACCCTCGGGCAGATCGGGTTGCACACGGACATGGTCGCCGGGACGCTGCAGGACTTCGTGATCACGTTCCCAGCCGCCTTGGCGACGACTTGGACATTCAGCGCGATAGTGACCCGGTTCAAGGTCAACGACGCCAAATCAGGCGACACCGTCGCATCTTTCAGCGCGACCTTGAAGATCAGCGGAGCGCCGACACTGGGTATCGGTGCGAGCGCAGGTGCGGCCACCATAGTGGTAAGCGTTGGAACGCTGAACCCGGCCTATGCGATCGGGACGTTCGAGTACATCGACCCGGTCGTGACCGGTACGGCGAGCCTGACGTTCACCGTGACGGCGGATGCGCCGACGCTGCATGTGATCACGCTGCACAACAGTTTCAACGGCTCGACGAATACGCTGACCAGCGGAGGCGCGAGCGGGGCGCAGACTATCGGCGCGGCCGGGACCGTGACGACATTCACCATCAAGTGCACCGAGAGCGGCCACACGACGAAAACATACGTCATCCATGTGAGCAGGGCAGCGACTTGAGGAGGATCGGATGCCTAAGAAGAAAGAGAAGTTCGATCCTCGCCTCAGGCGGTTCATACTCGACCTGAACGCCATCTGTCTCTGGGAAGAGAACACGGGCCGGACCTACGAGCAGCTGGACAAGAACTCGATGAGGGACTTCAGGATGCTCGTGTGGTGCGGCCTGAAGACGCAGATCCCGGAGATCACCCTCGAGCAGGTCGGTTCGATGCTGACCGTGCAGAACGCAGCGGCGATCAAGGCCTTCGTCGACGAGATGATCAGCGGGGCCGTCCCGGAGGCTGAAGCAAAAAACGCGGCACCCCGACCGATTGGATGAGCATCTGGTCGTTCGGGCGCGTCGAGCTCGGGCTGAGCCGGGAGGAGATGGGACAGGTCACTCGCCGCGAGTACGTCGCCCTGTGCCGGCGGTGGAAGGAGAAGGAGACGCGCGAAGACCGACGCGCGGCGCTGCCGGCGTGGGTACTCGCGAACACCTTCCGGGATCCGAAGGAAAAGCCCGAGCCCTACAAGATCGAGGAATTCATGCTGCACTACGACGGTGGAAAGGAATCCGCGACGGGAAAGCGGATGAGCCCCGAGCAGATGCAGCAGACGGTCCTGAGACTGCACGCCGCGTTCGGCGGGACGAGGGGTGATTGACATCGAGATCGAGGGCGTCAATATCCCAATCGTCGTGGATTACGGCGGCGTCACTGCGGGCCTGCAGCAGGCGGGGGACGAGGTCAAGAAGTTCGGGGACCAGGTGAACGGGACCGCCGGGACCGTTACGAGGAGCGGCACGGAGATGGGAAGCGCGTTCCAAGGCACGGCCACGAAGATCAAGCAGAACGGGACGCAGATGGAGGGTTCCTTCAAGGGTATGGCCCTCGGCATGTCCCAAACGATGACCTCCGCCTTCTCTCTGTACCAGTCCATCGACAACATCGAGAAGAAACAATACTTGCTCGAGAAGGCCAATCTCGCCGCGCAGAGATCCACCGAAGCGGTCGATCAAGCACAGAAGGATTATAACGAAGCGGTCGAGAAGTTCGGGACGGATTCGGTCGAAGCCAAGGACGCCCTCGACAAGTTGAACCTCTCTAAGGACGCTGCGGAGCTCGCGGACGAGCGCGTGAGGCTCACGCAGAATAGTCTGAACGATTCGATGGTGATGGCCGGTCTGACGGTCATCCCTGCCGTCATCAGCGGCATCGACGGCATGGGCAAGATGTGGAAGAACCTTCAAGGCATGAACATCGGCGGCGCCGGCGGGATGCTCGATAAGATCAAGGGCGGTCTGCAGGGTCTGGGCAGCAACAAGATCGGCGCACTCGGCAGCGCGGTCACCGGAGTCGGCGCTCTTTTCAGTGCGTTCATGGCTTTCAATGCGAAGACGCCAGAAATGAAGGCGGCCTATTCGGTCCTGACGGGCGCGCTCGTAACCCTCACCTTAGCACAATGGGCTAGCAACATTGCGGCAGCCACCGGTTTGTCAATGACGATCGTGGGGGCAGCACTTGTCCTCGCTGGCGCGGCGGCGGGAGTCGCTATGTATGCCATGAGCCAGCAATACGGGCCAAAAGAGGAGGCGCCGCCGGAACTAGGAGCCACGGGCGCGGCCGCCGGTGGCGGCGGCGCCGGTGGAGGTGGTGGGGGTGCTGCTGCAGGTGGAGGGAAGTCGACTTGGGAGATAATGACCAAAGGATTGAACCTTGGTCCTGGGGGACAGGAGGTAACTGATTGGAGCAAAGCAGGACAACAGGGACAATACACCCTACTGGAAGAAGTGATCGCCAATCGAATAGCGGAAGCACAAGCACTTCCAGAGGCAGAGAGCGCGGCGAGTTGGTTTTATGATGATGCGATCTTCAAACGGATTGGTGAGGATGCTTGGATGGGCAGGCATGGATACGTCTACACCAAATCGCAGTTGAATAGCCTGATCTACAAACTCTACTATCGTGGTGGACCTGAAAATATTATGGGTATGCCCTATGTTGAGATGGGAGCGGACTGGATCGATATGGTCGATTTGGTGACTGGGAAGATGAAGGAGATTGACCCAGTTGGGGAAGGACTGTATTATCGCTTCTATGAGAAGGGTGGATGGGCCATGACCCCTCAGATCGGCGTCCTTGGCGAGAAAGGCCCCGAGCTCATGCTCACCGAGCCGCGTCTCGACGACATCGCCAAGCGGCTCGGCGGAGGCGGCACGACGATCATCTTCAATGTCGATGGCTCAAAGGATGTTGACCTGGTGGCGAACAGGATCCTACAGATGTTGAGGGAGTCGGCTGGGGTGAAATTCTGACTGTCAACTTGACGATTGGAGGGACGACTAGGCACTATGACCCAAGGAGTCTGAGAATAATCGATAAGTTAGGCTCTCGGTCTACGGCAGAGTTCACAATCCATCAACAAAGGGGTAGCGTTGTCTTCTTCGAACCTGGTCAGCAAGTCATCCTTTCAGACTCTTCGGCCACCGAGACAGTGGACCTCTCGAACACATTTGCCCCTTACGGGCCGCCAGGGCTGCTTTGGAATTTATTTCACGATGGAGCGGCAAAATCGTGTGCGGTCCCGATGGTTGGGAACGGTGAGACAGGGACGATGGAATTTATGTTCTGCATCCAAGAGAGCCTTGAAGACCTCTTAGCCAGTGGCACATCTTTCTTCCAAGGTTGGCTCGTTGGCTGTGATGCGGGCGGTGATGAATTGTATAATTTCATCGCTTTCATGCTTTATTATGACTCTGGGACTAAGACACATCAATATAGGGTTACTACTTCGACCCATTATGGAAGTGGCATGACTTATCCCGTCCAATTTCAAACTACTGGGCTCTCTTTTGTTGAAGGGACACCGTACAGGGTATCACTGGTTTGGGAGCATACAGGTGGCTCGCCAGGCTCGACAGCATTCACCCTTTACATAAACGGGTCATCAGCCGCAACTGGTTCAGGGACTGGCTGGTTGACACACGACGCCTCGAACCAAATCGCCAACTATTTCGCGCCGAAGTATCAGGCTTACATGCCAATCGGCGAATCTTATATTTCAGATCACCGATTCTTCACTGCTGCCATTTCGTCAAGCCTCATCGATAGCCGGAAGTACTCACTGCTGGCGGGCAACGAATCAAGCCTTCAACAGTACTGGAAGATGGATGACGGTTCAGGCACAAATGTCAATGACGGCACTGCCAACAATTACGATGGCACTCTTTCCAACTCACCGCATACTTATCCTGCTTGGGGTGTCTGCATCACCGATTGGCTTGGGACTTACACAGGTTCCGGCACCCACGGCAATCAGACAGTGACTTATCGTTATTTCACTGGACGGGTCGATGATGTCACCATCGACAAGGTCGGGCCTGACACGTTCGACTCGAAAATCAGATGCGTGGATTATAGTGGAAGGCTGGATGAACGGCTGGTGTCAGGCACTGCGGCCAACAAGAAGGCTGGCGATGTCCTCAAGACGTACATACCTCGCTATTTCCAAGACGAGCAGATAGGGGTGAGAACGGTATCTGATGGGGCGACAGTTGTTTTCGCCAGGTGGCAGTTCGAGAAGGCTCGAAAGATGCTCGATGATTTGAAGCAATATTCGGCCTTCGTTTGGTATGTGGACTCCTACAAGGAACTCCGGTTCCATGACCCATTCGTCATCTCCGCGCCTTTCAACATCGACAACTCGAATATCAATACTTCAGGCTATCCGATTGCATTTGACTTGCTTGATTCAACTGGGCAATACGCGAACAGGATCCTGGCCCGAGGATCAGTTGTGAATAGCAGTGGCGAGACCCAATATCTTCTGTTCATCGCCCAAGTCGATTCTGTCATAGCGGCCAAGAAGGCAGCGGAGGGTGGAAGTGGGATTTATGAACAGTTCACCGACTTCGCCACTGTCACCTCGATCGACCATGGTTCGATGCTGGCCCTTGGAGCCTTGGTAGAGGCCCTTCTGGTCGGGACGAACCTCGGCTATACAACCCGTTATGACCATGGCCTAAGGGTCGGGATGACCCAGCATGTCAAACATACTGACTACAACATTGATGACGATTACATCATCGTCAGCCTCGAGTTCAGATTGGCTAGGGGTGTGGACCATCAGTACAAGGTTACCCTGAGCAGCAGCCGGGCCTTATACGAACTAGGTTCCCAGTTAAGGGACATGGTCGAGAGCAAATCGAATTTCAAACCGGCAGGCATGACGCAAATCGTGCTGGTTGATACTTCTGGAATTGATTTGGACCCAGGACCGTGATAAAATGGCACGACAACCACAACTTGGCTCAGAAGGTCATCTGGGAATGCACGAATCTGGACGACGGAGTGTGATCTGATTGCCGAACGAAGAGTTGTTGATAAGGATCGATGAGAGGGTGAAGACCCTTTTCGATGAGATAAGGGACATGAAGGACGACGTGAAGCTTATCAAATTAGGAGTTACCACATGTCCCTTCGGCGCGGAGGCTCATGCCACGGTCGTGAAGGATATCGAAGCGCTGAAGAAGGAACAGGACGAGCTCCGTGGCGGACGCCGTGTCGCGTATATCATCGCCGGCGCAGGGATCACGATCGTGGGCATCATGATCGGCTTCTTCATCTAGACTTTCGCCGGCGAAACCTCTGTCAAGCGATTAGTATCAGCCCCGGTCTTTCGAGCCTCAGGTATTGCAATGCCGAGCGTAGCGATAGTCGTCACGGCTGCCGTCATCATGGCCGCGATCATCGCGGCAGTTCTCGCCGTCCTCTTGAGATGGTGGGACGAACCGGTGACGGTGTGGGACAAGAAGTTCCTTCTGACCGTGGTGAAGTTCTACATCGGCGCTCAAATCGCCGTCGGCTACCAAATCTGGGTCATGCTGAGCAATGGCGTGGACATCCTCGACCCGTATGTGTTTGCTGGAATCGTGATGATTGGGGTCGGAGGCATGGGGTCGGCGAGGGCGATATTGACCGGCGGGAAGAAGATCCTCGAAGAGAAGCCGGCATCGTAGCGCCACAAACCCTTTCTCATTTCCCTCTTTCCTCCCCCCTTTTTTTCTAAATAGTCCGGGTCTTTCGTTGAATATCAGCACCGGATGATTGTCGATCATGGCGCTGTCGAAAGTCGTCCAAGTTGGTAAGGAACTGCAAGCGGCCGGGCAACGATTCATCGGTCATGGTTTCAATGATACAATCATGTTGCCATACAAGACGCTTCTCGCTGAGAACTATTCGCAATACCTGACATCAAATGCCCTGTTTCCAACGACTCCGCGAGGGGAGATTCCAGCATCGACTGTCGAGGAGTTCATGTGGAAATACTTTTGGCTGTTGAATCACTACGGAGTGAATCTGATGAGGACGAGCAATGGCTACACTTACAGTCGCCTCTCGGACTGCTTCTACAATCACAGGGCATGGTGGGACAAGATCGTAGGTTCGATGCTGAAGATGGCGAACTGGAACAAGGTCTACATCGTCTTTGGATTCGGTTCGCCCCTCGGTCCTCCCTCAGGCGGCACTCCCGAGCAAATCGCCGCGTGGGAAGCGAACAATGCCTACAAACTCGGAAGTCCTGAATATCTCAAATATGTCAAGTTGGCGAAGGACATCATGCCTCTCTATCTTGATGACCCTGCGATTCTCTGCTGGGAGATTGCGAACGAACCTGACGGAGACGGACCTTGGCGAGTGTGGTGGAGCAAACTCGCAGGAGTTCCGCACGACACGAATCCTACTCTAGTTCATCAGGTCGCGGAGCAAGCGTGGCACGACTGGTCGAATCAAATCTGCAACGACATCATGCCCTTCGACCCGACTCATCTGTTCACGATGGGAACTGCGGCGGGAGCCTTGATGCACGGTTACGGCGAGACAGACTTCAAACGAGCGAATGACCATCCCTGTCAAATCACGCATCAACACATCTACGGCAAGCGAGTCTCGTTCGATTACGACCCGGTGAATGATTACTTCGCTAAGATGAAGAAATGGAGCAACGACCTTGGCAAGCCCTGTCTTCTAGGCGAATATGGATATGACTGTTGGGACTATGCTCTCGGACACTATATGCTTCCTGCCGAGTATGGTGGAGGACAGACGGACTACGCTCAACTCTACTCTAAGTGGGACACGCAGGTAGCCTACGAGGTCGGGATTGATGCAATGGCTTCGATGATGATTCCCTATTACCCGGATTGGCCTCCAAGTCAAGCGTTGATGGATTCGATTCCTCCAATGCCTAGCGAAGACCCGAACCCGATCGGGACCGTGACGGAAGCGAGGTTCGTGGACAGCGCCGCGTCGTTAGGTATGAACGCGCTGCTCACGCGCCGATGATTTAATATCATCACCTTTTGAAGTTCATCATGGTAAAGAACTACCTGCAGATCGACACGGGAGCGGTCCTAATCGTTGGCAAGGGCGACAAGCCTGTGACATTCACCATCGACGGCGTGAACTACACGGGCACGGTCAAGGCTGCGATGGAGATCGTCGACGTCGGGGTCGCGGCCGGCACGAGAGAGGGCAAGTGGGTCGTCGATGCGACCGGCAAACTGGCGAAAATCACGGTGGATATCTGAGCGTCTGAGATCTCATCGGCGGATGATGATCAAAGCAAGGCTGAATCCTGCTCCATCTTCGGCGCGTCGTATCCATTGTAGCTTAGATAGAAATAAGAAGCGCTGGCCGGGACCTCGTAGACGATCTTCGTGGTGAAGTCTGCGCCTTTGCCGACATCGACCGTCTGATAGCCGATCGAATCGTCCCAGGTCGCAGTATGGGCGGTATACCCGACTCCCGACACCGTCAACGTCCAGTAGAAAGCGTTCGTACTGACGCTCTTCTCCGCATCATTGACGATCCTGATTGTCACTATCGCGAACTGGTATCCCGGACTTGCTTCCCATTGATATCGATTCAGCGATGGGTAATATTCACCTACATGGGTCGTCGTCGAAACACTGAGGTCGAACTTGCAGATGACCCCCCCGCCTCCTAAACAGCCCGAGACCGCGATCATGATGATCAATGAAAAGATAATCATACCTGAAGCGGCGACCTTCTTCCTATTGACCATTTGCATGTCTCTATCCTCGTCTAATCATTTGTCCCTGGCGACCCTGCGCAATTCCTCCACTGAATATTCCGCCCCGAGCCTTAGATCTGATCCCGATCCCCCCGTGCTCTCAATCCTGATCTTGTCCGTCGTCACAGCCTTGCCGAGAAGTCCTCCTGGACCAAGGAGACCTGCATTGGTCCATCCTTGCACGGCAACTACGGGAATCGCTAGAATCCCCCGACAACGCGGGCATCGAAAATGGTACAGGGTCGCTTTCAATTTGAATTGCATGGCCCCTTCCCATCCCGGACGGACCGTCTTACAGAAAGGACATTTCGACAGATTCTTATCGATCCAATTTCGCGGGGTGCTTCCGACAAATCCCTTCGGCCTGGAGAACTTCATCCCTGATATCTTATCATCATAGAAAACTGGCCCGATATGACTGGGGATCGGATTCTTTGAGATCTCCATCGGTCTCTCTATCTTCTTCATTCGATGGCCGCACGTCTGGCAGACTTCCGCCTCGATCGGCACCCAGCCTCCGCATTGGCGGCATTCGACGACTTTCATCTACTTCTCCCCTCCCCGTAATTATCATTCGGGCCCTAGGGCATATAGTTTCGCTCACCTCTCCTCTGCCCCTTTACCTTCTCGTCGCCTAGCTTTCCATGCCTCAATCGAACGCATCGACCTCGAACGAGGTCCTGAGAGGCAGGAGGCGATTGAAACGAAGCTCACCCTTGAACTGGACGCCGTGGTGGGCGGCGAACAGCGCGAGGAGATCCAAACAGCATTGGACGAATGCAGGGATGTGGTCAAGATTATCCTTCAGCGGTCATGATCAGACCAGCCCTTTCCTTCTTAATCTGATCCAACTCCGCCCTTATGGCCTGCTTGACGAGTTCCGAAACGTTGGAGTAGGGGGTCTCGCCGTTCTTGACCATCCGTTCCAATTCGTCCAGCAACGCAACCGGCATCCTGACGTTCATGACGCGGGTCGGACCGCTCTTGTCATACCTTGCCATGTGTCCACTAAGTGTATACATTATTTCATCTGGATATTTAATCCATTGTACGTACCCATGCAATACTGATAATCATTAAATAGGCATGTGTGTATACAGATAGTGATGAAAACTGTAGTGGTCCCCGTGCGACTTCCCCCTTCTCTCGTCCAATTGCTTGATGATGACGTAGATGGGGGTCGGGCTGAGGACCGTTCGGATGCCCTACGGAAGGCGCTTCGAGCCTACTACAGCAAGAGATTGGCGGAGGGCGCTACATGATGCATTTTTCATATGATTCTCAATCGTCAGCCCCGATCGAGTGCATCCATCACCTTCTGACCGGGGCTGGCGACCTTTCATCTGATAACGGGTCGGGGGTCTTTTCCAACTTGCCCACCGCATTCTTGGTACATTCCCGGCCCGCCATCCCCCTGACAAGCCGGCCGGGGACCCAATTCCTTCTTGGACTGAGAGGTCTACACAGCTCTTCTTCTCGGTTCGAACCCGACCGGCCCTTTTCACTGTTATTTCTTTTGCCAGTATTCAGGGAGGAAAGATATGGGAGAAACACAAAAGGAAGTTGTCAAAGCGAACATGATCATCGAGATGGTCCACAGGCAAGAGAACGGAGACCTGAAGGACAGCCTTGAGTTCGGCCCGGCGAATCTCAGGGCGAAGATCTATGTGAACATCGCGGAGCCGGAGGATGCGAGAAAGCGCTTCGACGAGATGAAGGACTTCATGGTCAGGGCGAAACTCGAACTCGAGGCGAACGGGATCGACGGCGGACGAAAGGGGAAGCTGCCTACGGAGGCGGTGCCGTGATCTACAAGGAAGGATGGCTCGTCATCAATCAGTACAGGGCGCCGAGATTCGTCAAGAACAAGCCCACCTTGCAGGCCGACGAGATCGCGATCTACTTGGACGTCAGATTGCCTGATGCTCTCTTCGTCAAGCCTACGCTCCAAGCGACGGTCACGGTGAAGGACGAGGCGGTCACGCCGGAGATCCTCACGCCCGATATCGTCGTCAACACGGCGGCTGCGATCGAGAAGGCGACGGGCATGAAGGTGGAGATCAGGGTCGTACCGCAGGAGAAGGCGGTCGTCCCTCCAAAGGATACGTCGCCACTGACGCCCTACGGCGAAGCCAAGCAGCGTCAACTAAGGGGCGAGGCGACACAGGACGACCTCAAACTAATTCTAGAGACGGAGGGGCCGTTCGTTGTGCCTGGGACCGATGAGCCTTACTTCGACCCGGACGACATGTCCGGCGGCGCTCACGACCCCGACAGGGGGCGCTGATCATGGATAAGAGTATCAGCGAGGCGGCCAGCAAATTCTTGGCCATGATCGTTCAGGCCGCACCACTCTGCCCCGAATGCGGGAGACAAGCAGACGCGATGTCTGCACATATGGATATCAAGGAAACGAAAGTCGAGTTCTGGTGCGGCAAGTGCGACCTGACCATCATTGAACGCAGGAGGATCTGATCATGGACCTCGAAACGAAAGTCCGAGGGCTGATGCTCTACTTCGGCCTGACCGAAAAAGACCTCGAACGCGCGCTCGCCCCACCGACGCCGGAGATCGAGACCGGCCTGCCGAACCTGAAGGGGGACTGACATGGCCGATCTGGACAAGGCATGCGACTACTGGGTATCGATATATCTAAGGGTCTTTCGCATGGGCTGGCTCAATTTTCCGAGTGACCTCGAAGCGTTGCCGGTCGAGCAGAAATGCGGGATCCTCCGAGGCATGATGGTCGACGCAGGCAAGTCTGGACTCCTGCCGAGTCTTGAACAGGTCCTCGACATCATCGAGAAGACGGGGGCAGCTGCCCCGGCGCCGCCGGCCACACGCGAAGCCGTTCCGGAAGTTGCGCCGGCGCAAGTCCCCACGGAGAAGCCAACGTCGCCAGCGGAACAGCCCGCCGCGGAGACGGCCGCGATGGGCAGCGACCGGCCGGCCACGCAGAAGCAACTTGACGCGATATGGGCGATCCGCAAGAGCGAACCATACCTGAGCCAGCGCGCCATCGAACTGCTGAGGAAAGCTGGCAAGGAGAAGATGGCCGACCTGACGTCGAGAGAGGCCAGCGCAATCATCAGCGACCTGAACGACCTGAAAGCCGCGCACGACAAGAAGGCGGTGAGCTCGTGACAGTCCTTGACAGTGCGGTCAGGTATAGGGCCACCCTCCAGAAGTGGCGCAAGGAAGCGGCGGCCAGGGCATACAAGGCGAAGAAGCGGGGAGACAAGGCAGCCGAGCGCTATTGGCGGGGCAAGATGAACGGACTCGGTGAAGGAGTAGCGTGGATGACGAATATCGTCTACGAGCTCGGAGGCAAGATCCCATGATCACCGAGCACTCCCGCATACATCTCTCTGGGAAGATCATCTCGGTGATAATCGACGACCAGTGCGAACTCACGTTCTGGGGATTGAGGATGGGGACTCAGCCCGAGGCGGTCGGAGCGAAGGAGATCTCGAAGCTCCTCAACGAGGTCGCTACCGAGGCCTCCGAGATCCGCGACCGGATCGAGGCCATGGCCCGCGGCGGCCCGGTCAAGCAGCTCGTCTTCGAACCTGCCGACCTCGTGACGATCTTCAAAGGCATCGAGGCGGGCAGCTCGAACGAGGCGAGGCACATCGCGTACAGTCAGTTCTATGCCATCGCGGGGAACGAGGACCTCGTCCTGCACATCAAGTCGTGTCCGAGGATCGGAGATCTTCCGCTCGAAGGCAAGGGCGAGTACGACGTGCTCGGCTTCACGAGGCCGAGGCAGAAGCGGCTGAAGCGAACGCTCGCGCCGATCGCGAAGGAGGAGGACCCCGACGAAGAGCCGCCGTCCGAGGTAGGAGGGGCAAAGCGATGACCGACCTCGTGAGCCGTTTCTTCGGCCCCGCCTACGGGCTGCTGATCATCGTCGCATATGCGGCGCTCGTCCTGGGGGTGTTGCTCTGATTCAGGAAGGAATGCCAATCCCGCCGGGAACGAGAGTTCCGAACGATTGGCTTCCGCTGTGTGCTGGAGACCTTTTCGACGTTGCGATGTGTTGTACCGACTGCCCATTCCGCAAGAAGTGCGAGGAGATGAAAAAGGAAATGGACCGGGCCTGCGGAATCGAGGAGGGTCCGCGATGATCTTTCCCCGGCGAAAGTGCCCGGTGTGCGGGTCAGTCAAGGTCAGGAAGGCGCCGGCCTACTACGCCGGCTTTCTGAGATGCAAAAGTTGCGGCTTGATCGTGCCGCAGGGGGTGAGAAACTGAAGAAGAAAGAGAAGACCACGATGAGCATCGACGGAGGACCTGCCGTGCCGTTCCCGTCGAAGGCAGCGGAGAAGGAGATCGAGAAGGCCTTGACGTATGGACTCGCGGAGCCGGTCGCCACCGAAGTCAGGAAGCGGCTCCGGCAGAAGGATCTCGAAGGCGGGATCTTGCCCGACGTGACGAGGGAGACCGAAGAACAGCCGCCGCTGAACGTCTTCCGCGCAGGGCGCTTCGTCATCAAGCTGACGGACGACGCATTGGAGCGCGTGCTGACGAAGAAGAAGGACCAGACGAGTTCGGCCAAGGAGATCGAGCTGAAGCGGTGGGTGCAGGGCCGGGCGAAGATCACCGGCGCCGACCCGATCGGGATCGGCGAGTACGACTACGCCGTCGAGGCGTTGTGGGAAGACTTCAAGGAGATGCTGTAGAGAGTCTCTACAGATTCAGCAGAGAGGATGGGGATGCATGACGACAAGTGTAAAAAGGACGGGGCGTATCTGTGAAAGCGGAGATGCCCTACAAGCTCAAGGGTCCCTATCACAGGGCTCTGAGGGCATATCTGGACGACGTGTCGCCGACATTGGCGAAGAGGTCGGCGTACCTGTACCGAATGTGGCTGGAACAGGCCGGGCAACTGCTCGGCTTCAAGGACCCGAGGAGGATCGGGCTGAAGGAGATGGTCCGGCTCGAGGCGAGATTCGGAGGGAGCGAGACGACGGTGGCGATCAAGGCGTCGATGGTCAGGATGTTCCTGCGGTGGTGCGGGAACGCGGACGCGGGCAAGTGGAGGATCTCGGCGAAGCAGCGGCCGAAGATGGACGGGATCTTCCTCGCCGAGCGGCAGGTCGAGGACTGCCGGCACGCGGCTCGAGGCCTCGGGGTCGAGCACGAACTGATCCTCAGCCTCGCGGTCGACGACGGGTTGCGGGCGATAGACATGCTCCGCCTGACGACGAGGAACGCGGAGCAGCTGCTCGCGACGGGTCAGAGCGTGATCAGGTCGAAGGGGCGGAGAGGAGGCAAGATGCGGCTGATGGTCATGTCCCGCGCCACCTACGCGCCGCTCCTCGAGTACATGAAGCACCGGCGGCAGCTGACGGAACGGTACCGGAAGGATCCGGCCTTGTTGCTGATCAGGGAGGACGCGGTGAGACGGACGATCGTGCCGATGACATACGAGGTCGTGCTGCGAAGGGTCACGCAGGTGTCGAATCTGGCAGGCGTGTACTTCCGACCGCACGACGGGCGACGCACCTTCGGGAACAGACATCACCGGTCCCACACGGACATCGAAACGATAGCCGCCCTGATGGGTCACGAGAGGATAGACCAGACGTTCCGGTCGTATATCGGGATCTCGGCGCAGGAGATGAGGGAGGCGCAGGACCGTCTCAGTCCCTCGACCCCTATCCAGTCGGTCAGCACAATTTAAAAGCGTTTTGGACGCGTCACCAGTATGGCTCAGAGCTTAGGGACCAAGCTCGACGGATGAGGAAGGCCCTCGACGGAAAGACCGTCGTGATCGGTGACGAGCGCGAGCTCCGCCTCGAGGGGGTGGACTTATGAGGCTGCCCCTCTACTATCCGACGATCGACGGCGGATGGCGCGAGTTTTGGTTCGGTACCTCCGCTTCCGATGGAAACCCGAGAGAGAGAGACGTATTGAATTCTTTATTAATTAATAATCTGGAATTAATTAATAATCAATTCAAGGGTCAGAGAGTGCGGGATTCCACTCACAGAAAGGGGGTCGAATGACCTTGTCCCGCGGCCGCAAACAGAAGTATCCAGGCGGGACTGAGGTCATCCCTATAGCGTTCTCGAAGGAGGTCGCCGCCCGCGTCAAAGACCTCCCAAATCGTTCCGACTTTGTCAATCGTGCGGTCTCCGTCGCCTTGGCGGGGATCGTTGCCGATACGGTTGATTATCAGAAAAAGCAGACGCGGGCCGACATCCTCCTCCTCGAATCGGCGCTCCTCCAACAGAAGAAGCGGCTCATGGGATTGGAAGAACAGAGCGAAACGATCGCCAGGACCCGTATTGATTCGACCGACGCGCGTCTCAAAGTCTTAGAGATGCAGCACCGCATCAAGCGAGACCAGGCCGCGTTACGGGTATTCTTTGAATCACGTCTAGACCTGCTAACCGAGTGCGATTGGAAAAGTCCGGACGAGGCGCTCGCGTGGATCGAGGAGAATGCCGGGAAGGTGACGCGGTGATCCACTCCCTCCGCGCCAGCCCGGCCACAAACCACTTCCAGATTCTGATTTTCAACGAAGAACTAGGTGATGACATGCGATTCGTAAGGAAAGATTGTTGTGACTATTGCCAGACGGCCGATTCGGCCGACGGATGCAAGAGCTTGATCGCGAGATGCTGCCCGCCCGGGATGACGTTCAAGACGTCGTCCTGCGAGTCGTGCATCCCCTGCATCCAATTCGCGAGGAAGGACTTCGTCCCCGGGGATCGGATGCTCGGAGAGCCGCCGCCGCTCCGCGTCGACACGATCAGACAGACGCGGCGAGCGCGTGTGAAGGAACGGTACTTCAGGGGGCAGCGGCGATGATCGAGCACGAGTGGGTCGAGGGCGACGATGTCAACGACCGGTTAGCCCTGATTGCTGAACTGTACCCGACGCATAGTTATGACGAGATCAAGAAGGCACTGACCGAGCGGGGATTTTCTCCAAGTCGATTGATCCATGATCTCCGGGAACTCGAGGAGGAAGGCAAGATCGTCCGGAAGGTCCCGCCTGAACGCAGGCGGGGGAGGGGGCGGTCGAGATGACCGACGGACAGCCGCCCGACGCCCTGCAGTCCAAGTTGCTCGGCATCGTTCAGGAGTTCAAGGGACTGAACGGCATCTCGGCCGCAAGACTCGCTCGGGAAGCGAAGAAGGAGCCGGATCTCGTCGAGAGGATCCTCAAAGGACTCGAGGTCGGCGGGATGGTCCGGCCGAGGAAGGCGGACAACCTGACGCTTTGGATGATCACTGTGAAGGGCGAGCAGGTCCTCGACGGGCACGTTCCCGAGACGACCGAGCCAGCGGAGCAAGATACAGAGAATACAGGTATTACAGAGAATATTGAAATGGACATCGAGGTCCCGGTGGACATGCCCACCGCTCCCTTGCCGGACGAGCCGACCGTGTGGCACGTCTGCCAAGAGGTCGGCGCCGACGGGAAGAGATGCGGGAAGAGGTATGCGAAGGCGCAGGGTCTATTCATGCATAGACAACGCGTCCATCTAAAGACGATTGTCAGTCCTGGTCCAGGACGACGGAGTGTCAAGTCGGAGGATGAGATCAACCGTCGCATCATAGAACTCTACCCTTGTAACCGTATCAGACTGATCGCGAAACGACTTGGCCTTCCGAAGAAGAAGATCGAGAAGAGAATTTACGAGCTCATCAAGCAGGGCAGGCTCGAGTACAAACGCCCCCGGTATCCTCAGCCATCCGTCGCGACGAAGGAAGAAGCGATTTCTAAGGATTCGCCGCCGGGGCAACCGTCGCCTCGGAAGAAATTCGTCTGCGATAAATGCGACCCGCCCGAGGACTTCCCATCCGCGAGGTCCATCCATTCCCACAAGGCCACGGTGCATTCTCCTGTGAAGTATAGGACCTGCAAAAAGTGCGGGAAGGTCTTCGCCACTCCAGGCGCGAAGGGCATTCATGAAAAGACATGCAAGGGAAAACCGCCGCTCGTCCAACCTGATATTCCAATAGGACCCGCGATCGGAAACCCTCTCGGTGAAATCGTGAGTGTAGAAGGACCTACTGAATATACGCCCGACCCTTTCGCCAACTTCGCCAAGCTTCTCGCCGAGCTCAACGCTATTCCAGGTGTGAGAGTGAGCATCAGCATCTCTCTGGGGGTGGTGCAGTGAAGTCCCTCACGCACTCCGTCGTCGGCAAAGGCGTCAGGGACAGGGACGCCGCCCTCGCCGTCTTCTGGAAGAGGATGGAAAGTCAGAACGGCAACCGTCGCAGGAAGCCGCAGGACTTCATCAAGATCGACAAGGTCGTGCATCGCGAAGGAGAAGGATGGACCGTTCACTACACCGTGCCGAACGAGGTCCTCAAGGAGAAGGACGGCGACGAACCGAAAGCTTTAAAAGCAAATCTTTCGCCGGTGAAAGATTGCCCTCTCCCAGACGAAAACGGTAAACAATCGTTACCGAGCTACCTCAACCTTGAGGTCTCGAAGATCGCCGTCTCGAACCTCAATCCCCGCAAGCGTTTCGACGAGGCGAAGATGCAATCTCTCGTCGAGAGCATCCGGGCGGTCGGCATCCTAGAACCTCTGATCGTCCGTCCGAAGGACGATGAATACGAGCTCGTCATCGGCGAGCGAAGGCTGAGGGCCGCCAAAGAGATCGGTCTTTCAACAGTTCCGGTTGTCGTCCAGTCCTTGAGCGATGTCGAGGCCTTGAGATGGATGCTCTCCGAGAACATCGTCCGACAGGATCTTGACCCGATCGAAGAAGCCGAAGGGTACAGGCGCTATATCCAGATGAGTGGCGAATCCCAATCCCAGATAGCCCAAGAATTCGGTCTGTCGGAGCCGTGGATCTCCAAGCGTCTCAGACTCCTCGACCTGCCGCAGGACCTTCAGGACATGCTCATCGAAGGAAAGCTCTCCCCGAAGCACATCGAGCTGCTCGTGCCGTTCTCGAGCTTCGCCGTGTACACCGAGATCGTGCGACGGATGAAGGACGAGCTGAAGGCGCGGGACACGATCAGCGTCAGGACGCTCCAGGCACTCGTCGACGGCACGATCATGTCGGACTTCCGCGCCGAGAGATCGCTCAACCTCAACGAGTTCCCCTACGAATACAAGGACCGGCGTCACTACTTCGACGTGAAGGAGTGCCTCGCATGCAAGAAGCCCGGTCACAT